TTCAGTAAAAAAGAAGAAACGAAAACTAACTGAAAAAGAAAAAATTAAACGTGGGATTGGTGTCGCTAAAGGCAGTAATTTGAAATTCACACCACATCCGAAAAAAGATTTAGAGGGTGGGACAGGTAATGTCCCTACCTCTGATGTAAAAAGTAAAAGCCATAAGGCATATATTAACTAACATGAAAAAAGTAACCACATATCATATCGATATCACATGTATTGAACGGGACGATGCAGTCTTATTCAGAGACATGTGTTTGAGCCGATTGAAAAATCTGGCAAAACACGGAATGGGTGACGGCATTGGGATCATGCACTATCGTGAATGTCCTAACCCCGGTGCCGAGCCGATACAGATTCCTAAGCCCTCTAACCAAAAAATGGAGGGCAAACTGTGAATCTGCTTTTACACTGCGGTGCCAAGGAAGCTACTTGGGATCAGCTTCAACAGGTGGAGACACCAGAACCAACCAAGACCCATTGTCCTATACCTCATCACAATCTTTACGAGATGGTGACCAAGGTGTTGGAGGGTTTTGATTTCAAAATAACTGAGAGTCAACATGGCTTGACTAAAGATGGTAATCGTTATTTTGGCCTGCTGCAATTGGAGTCCGATCACCTTAAAGATTGGAAACCGGTTTGCGGATTACGCAATAGCCATGACAAGTCAATCTCGGCTGGTCTGGTGTTTGGTTTAAGTGTTATGGTTTGCGATAACTTGTCGTTCTACGGTGATTTATTTCAATTCGACCGTAAGCATACTGCACACATTAATAAGGACCTTATTGAACGTGTTACAGAAATTGTTGCAAAAACTGAACAGCAGAATGCGAGGATGGAACATGTGGTGAATCATTACAAGTCGGTTAAGTGTTCAGACCGTAAGGCACACCATATCGTAGTGAAGGCACTTGACGCTGGTGCTACCCTGCCTCGTCGTGTTCCTCAAGTGCTTGAGGAGTGGCGTAAACCTAGACATGAAGAGTTTGAACCTCGTAATGCTTGGTCATTGTTTAATGCTTTCACTGAATCCATGAAGAGTGCTGGTGATATTGGCACACATGTTAACCGGACTAATCGGTTGCATCGTGTGTTCGATACCGAATTAAAAACTGACCGGTATATTGAAGAGGTGCTTTTACCTAAATCTGAAGAACCTATTGAAGAGGTTCCAAAGAAAAACATTTGGGGTAAGATCAACTCTCTATTTCAAAACAATTAATGAGCAAAGAAAAAACATCCTACTTAGGTATCCGTGTTCCAGCCGACTTAAAAGATCGGCTGGACACGGTGTGTAAAAAAAGGGACAGATCAATGTCATATATCTGTCGTGAATTATTAGAAAAAAGTATTAAAAAAAATGTCAAGTGATGGTGAAACAATTTACACCGTTCAGCATCACTGTACTCGTGATGAGGTAGCTGAATTGCTCCATGCAAGTACACGAACTGTTGATCGGTTATTGGCTTCAGGGAAATTGACTAAAATCAAATTGTCTGAAGAGAAACAAGGTGCTGTGCGAATCCCCTACCGTGCGGTGCTTAATTACTTGAGGGGGATAAATAAACAGGGTGCCCCCGTAACCAACAGGGACACCCTTAATTAACTAACAAAGCCCCGACAAGGGGCACAAGGAAACATAATGTCATTAACATTAAATGCAAACATAAGTGGTCCCACATCTAAGTGGGAAGAGGTGCCAGTTGGCACATATCAGGGAGTCATAGTTGACCTAGAGGCACTAGACCCCGTAGACGGCAAGCCAAAGGGAGTGTTACGCATGACCTTTGAGCTAGATAAGAAAGGTGCCAATGGTCAGCACATGACTATCAGGCGATCCTTTCACAAGGTCTTGGACAACGAGAAGGCTGCGTTAAGAATTTTCTTAAAGAGAGTTCTACGCATCAAGCCTGAAGGTGAGTTCGACTTGGAGAAGGAACTACTTGGCAAAGCTCTTACAGTAGAGGTTGCTGAGTTTAAAACGGATGACGGTATAAAGTCATATGTGGACACAGATTTATCTGCTGGTCCTCAAGGTGATGGCTTCAAGCCAACTGGTGATTACGTTCGGCAAGCTGATCGTAAAAAAGATACCGACGACGATGATGTACCGTTTTAAAAATGACCTATAACACTCACCATGACTTCCCGATTAAACGAACACATTTTGTGTTCGATATTGAAACGGGTTCAGCACCCTACGATGAGGTCGAAACCTATTGTCCTCCGATTAAGCCCAGCAAGAGCATCAAAGATGCTTCAAAGCAAGAGGCTTATATTGAGAACAAGAAAAATGAGTGGTTAGGTAAAGCAGCACTCTCCCCGATAACGGGGAGGGTGCTTGTTATTGGGACTAGAGTGGAAGGTGTTAACACTATGTTCCATGTCAACGAGCAAGGTGACGAAAAGGGTGTGTTAGAATCATTCTTTAAAGTTGTTCGTGATCACTCAGACCAGAAATGGGTTGGGCATAATTGTCATTCTTTTGATTGGCCTTATTTAAGGAGTCGAGCAATGGCAAATGATGTGCAATTTCCATCAGGAATAATTACAAGCATAGTTGGGCAACGTTGGCTTAATTATGAATCCAATATTAGGGATACCATGTTAGCGTGGAACCCTGATCCAACTTCTAGAATTTCACTCAATAACTTGGGTAAGGTTTTAGGGTTAGGTGCAAAGTTAGGCGATCATGGTAAGCACTTTGATAAGTTGTATGCAGATGATCCAGACACTGCATTAAAATACTGTGAACGTGACATAGAATTAACTGACAAGATATGGCAACGTATAGGGCAATAAAGTATATGGCATGTGACCCCGGTGTTGGTGGTGGGTTCTGTTACAAGGACCAGTACAATGCTGTCAAGGTTTACAACATGCCAAAGGGTGATCGGGATCAACGTGCTAGATTAATCGTGGACTACATAGCATTTCTCAAGCCTGAGACTATGTTTATTGAGCGTGTCCAAGGTTATCACGGTAGTCATTCAACCGGTCATACTTCATTTGTCCTTGGAGAAAATTATGGAACAGTCGTTGGTGCTTGCCTATCTGTAGGCACCAACGTCATTTCTATTACTCCTCAAGCGTGGCAAAAGAGATTAGGGTTATTTAGGGAAAAAGGAATAACACAATCGGAATGGAAAAGATTTTTAAAGTTCACTGCAATTGACATGTATAAAAATGTTAGTGGTGTGACCCTGAAGAACGCTGATGCATTGTTAATTTTAGAAGCAGGATTGAGAGATCGTGAAGGAAATTGATTTAGAAGATTTAAGGGCAGCAATGCCACTGCCAAGAATGCTTGAGGCATTGGGGTTGGAAGAGTCGGTAAAGAAGTCAACAAGGTCACCACTTAGGCACGATAAGAAACCTTCTTTTAGTGTGTTTGAGTTCCAAGGAAAATATTTTTGGAAAGATCACGGCAATACTGACAAGGGTGATGAGATTGATTTTTTAAAGCACCATTATGGAATGGATTTTAAGCAGGCTTTGGCTAAGTGGTGTGAACTAAGTGGTAAACGAATGGACGAAGAAAAATTTATTAATAAAGAAGATTTCGGTTCCTGTTTTATGTTGGAATCGGAAGGTCATATAAAGTTAGTTAAGGGACTCGCTGAGTGGCGAGGTTATGACGAGTCCACATGTCGGTGGTTGGTTGACCACCGGCATGTTGGGCTTCATAAATTAGGTATGTGTTTCCCTATATTAAGTGCTTTAGAAAAATTAAAGGGAGTTCATATATATAGCCCAAAGAAACGACCTAAATTTCAGATATTAGGTGGCAAACAATTGCCTTGGTTTATTGGTGATAAAACCACACCAGTGATACATATATTTGAATCACAATTTGATGCATTCAGTTTGTTGCAATTAGCAGGCACTGACACATCGGTTTTAATTACCAGAGGTGCCAGCAATACCACTAAGGCTAAAGGTTATTTGGAGTCAATTATAGGCAAGGCAAGTAGCAGGGTTGCAATCTATATTTGGCCACAGAATGACGTTACCGATGATGGTGGTCAAACTGCTGCACAAAAGTGGTGTGACGGTTTGGTTAATGAGTTTCAAACTGTTCACATTGTTGACACTCCGAATGAGTACGAGGATTTAAATGATTGGCTTCGCAAAGGTGCTACACCATCAGATATTGGTGAGGTTATTTCTGGTGCCAGAAAAATTGGTCAAGAACTGCGAACAGCATTGCCGGCAATAATGAACAGTCAGGCATTTGCATCGCTTGAAATTAAACCACCAGCACAAGTAATTAAGGGAGCATTGCACAAAGGTTGCAAGATGGTGATTGGTGGTGGGTCAAAGGGTAGAAAGACATGGGCATTAATTCATCTGGCATTAGCAGTTTCAACCGGCAGGCATTGGTGGGGATTTGGCACCACCAAAGGAAAAGTTTTGTACATTAATTTTGAGTTACCTGACTTTACAGCACATGACCGTATTACAAGAATTACGGAAGCAATGGAGGTCAATGATACCAGCAATTTGGATGTGTGGAATTTGAGAGGATTTGCCTGTGATATTGAATTGCTTGGACCACAAATAACAGAGGCAGTTATGGACCGACAATATGATTTATTGATCGTTGATCCTGTTTACAAATTGTTAGGCGATAAGGATGAAAACAATGCCGGTCAAATTGGATTAATGATGAACGAGTTGGAATCGATTTGTAAACTATCTGGTGCTGCAATGGCATTCGGGCACCATTACGCTAAAGGTGATATATCAACAAAATCCAGCATAGATAGGATGAGTGGGTCCGGTGTGTTTGCAAGGGACCCAGATTGCATTATAAGTTTGAGTGATCATTCAACACCTGAACATTTTGTTGTCGAGCCTGTCTTCAGGGCTTTCGCACCCATCAGTCCTTTTGTGATTCGATGGGAGTTTCCGATCATGAAAAAAGCTGACAATATTGAGGTGGAACTTAAAGGTCAGAAGAGGCAAGCATTGTCAGGGTACACTGAGTACGACATGTTACTTTTGTTGCCGAGAGATGGGTACACCGACAAGGAGTGGAGAGATGCAGCACTTGAGTCTTGTGGTACATCAAGGTCAACATATTACAAATTCCGCAAGGCACTCACTGATGCTGATAAAATATTTAGGAACAGTCAGGGTAAGTACATTAAGTTGTGATTTTGGATACACTCGAATGGACCTGAATAGCATAGAAGTGAAATTAATTTTTCCCAAGCCAACCAAGCAAGGATTCGGGTACAATAAGCCCTCCTGCAAGTTATCCGTTTCTGGGTTGGTGCCCATCACCTGTTGTGGTGGGCTGGGAGTCTCTCAAGCACCATAGGTCCCTTGGGTGTCCCATGACCCCCTTTAGGGGGGTCATTGGGACAAACCCCTGTGGTGGGGTTTCCCCTGCGGAGGACCGGCGGGATTTTGACATGAAAGAACTAGAGAAAAATTTAAGGCAGGCTTTAGAGGTTTTGGAGGGTAAATGTTGCCCTGATCCAGAATGCAAAAGTAAATGCGGTCAGGAGTACAATTATCAGGCTTTGAAGGTTATAAGGACAGGCATAGAACAGATTAGAAGGCTTAATGGGTCTTCAGTGGACCAAAATGAGGGGTAGAAGGGATTTTAACCTTGTCTGAGTGTGATGAGTCCAAGCAAGGCTTAAAAGAGCCTGAGAAGGCTTTTACGGAGCATGAAGGAGGGAAGATAGTTTATGTTCTTAGACCGAGTGAGGAAATACCATCAGGACTGAGGGATATGCTGGCAACTTGGCCGGGTATTGCTGATGACCCAAATTGGAAGGATCACCCTCAGTTGTTGGCACATGTCGAGAGAGGTGAGTTCAGAGGGGGTGGAAAATGGGTGCAAAGGAACAGAAAACAAGTATTTTTAAAGGATTATCATGGATACAAATTCAATGAACAATTGCGGTGCTGGCAGTGGTCCAGCAATCATGAAGATAGCGGATGCAAGTGAAGGACATCCTAAACCCATGAAAATGGCTGAATTAAACCGAAAAATGGACGAATGGCTTGCAAAAAGGGAAGGAAGAGAGGTCAAGGCTTGGAAAAGGCAAAATTATGGCAAGAATCAGGAATAATTACGATATTCTGCCTACTGGTGAGTCTGATGATGAGTACATTATCTGGTTTTGGTGATAAATAGACCTTGACAGACCCGATTAACTGTGATGGCACCGTTATGTGGCCAAGGATAAGCCAATTAAAACTGCTGTAGGTAAAAAAGGGGTAACAAACCCTAGAAACCTTAAAGTAGCTGATCCAGAGCGATATGAAGCCGTTGTAGAGTCATTAAAGAACGGTAATAGTCTTACCAAGACTGCGGTGGATTGTGGGGTTGGTAGGGCTACAGTAGATAAGATTAAGTACGAGAATGCGGATCGGTTAACAGAGTGGAAATGGAGGCAATCTAACCGCATTGCAGGCATTGTTGGTAAGGGATTGGATCGATTGGAAGCTGAGATTGATAACGTCCACATCAACTCATTAGCCCTCCAGCTTTGTATACTTATTGACAAGAAAGGAGTGCTTGAAGACTCAATTGTAGGCAAAACCCCTGAAAAAAAGGTAATTCTTCACGGAGATTTCAATAAACTTCTAGATCAGGTTAAATCTGGTAATCTTGATTCAAGATCACTAAAGAATGCAGAAACCCCAGTAAAAACAGACATAATTGATGTAGGGGGTAAGGATCAGGGCGTAGAATCTGATGGCAAAGGGGGCGGGGGGGGTGCTTAGTCTGTATACCTTTTGAGATGCTGAAGCATTAACTCGTTTGAAAAAATATTTTGAAAAGACGCACACCAAACCTCGACCATGTACATATCCTTCAAATCATTGAAGACGGCAACATGGTTACCGGTGCAGTTGCGTGTCAGGTAGAGGAAGGAAAATTTAAGGTAGGCTTAAAAAGCCATCATGAACCATCTGATGCTCGTATGCAGATTCACGATTGGCTTATAGGTGCTGTAGCAGAGGAACACGAATGGTCACACAACAAAAACTAGCCAAGGACTTGGGAGTTACTGCCCGTGACTTGCAATCAAAGCGTAAAAAGCTATTAGAGGGTTTTCATTATCAGAAATCTGGTAAGTCTTATCAGTGGACTTCTGAGGGACAAGATCAGGTGATGTTTGATATGGGCTTGGTTCCAGTAGCACCAGTTTCAGTGGCTGAAGTTGCTGGAAAGATGCCGTTAAACCAAAGATTGGTTAATGCTAAGATAACTGGGTTAGATTTTTTGGTGAAGGTTAAGGATAACAAGATGTACTCAAAAGGGTTCTTGTTTCCGGTTAGGTGGGATGGGTCAGGTTTCTATGCTACAAGACATCCAAGGATGCGGGGGAGGTTGTGACAGAGGAGCAAAAGCAAGATGAGCTTTATGCGGCATTGGATAAATTGATCCACCGGTACATGGATGAGTTTGATTTGACCTACATATCTGCAATGGGGGCATTGGAGATTATGAAAATAGGGTTAGCTTGTGAAGCCTACGGGATGGAAGAGGAGGAGGAGGACGACGAGGGAGATGATGGTGATGATTGGAAGATAATTATTGATGATGACTGACAGTGAAATAGCAGAGGCACTAAACCTCAAGACTGACATGGCTAAAGAGGCTCTGAATCAGTGCTTAAAAAATATTTTAGTTTTTGACAAAAAACAGGAGGACTACGGAAGCAAGAATATAGCTTCATGGGGTTCAAAGGAGCAGGATATGTTTGGGGTCCTTACGAGGGTTAAGGATAAGGTTCATCGTGTGGCCAATTTATTGGAGAACATAGATGATCCTAACAACGAATCTATTGCGGATAACTGCATGGATATCGCAAACTACGGATTAATACTGCATTTACTTGCAGACAACAAATGGAGATAAAATTTTGGCTAGAAAGAAATTTGACCCTGCCTTGTATCGTGCCAACGATGCAAAGGGAAAGGGAGCAGTTGTAGCACATTTACAGAAGGAGGGTTCCTATGTGAATGCTACAGAAGATACAAAACATGATATTAAAGAGATGTCACTTAAACACCATGAGGTGGAAGTACGATCCGGTTGGACCGGATCGACGTTCCCTTATGGGACTATTCATATTCCGTATAGAAAAAAACGATTAATGGATAAGCCTTTTAAGTATTGGGTTTTAAATTTCGAGTGTACACATGCGTTAACCATAGATAGTGAAGATATTGCAGGATGTCCTATTGTGGGTGTGTCCAACAAGTATGTGCCTGATGGAAGTGAAGAGTTTTATGATGTGCCTACAGAGGGTTTTAAATTGGTTAAATTGAAAAGTTGAACCACCCCGTTTTACAGGAACTTGATGCCGCCGCAATTGCTTCAATTAAGGAGCAGTATGGTGAAGAACAGGGTCAACATCTTATAGAGAATGTTTTAAAGCCTGCTAGAGAGGAGATTATAAGGCAGGAAGAGGATGATGCATATTATCATGGTTTTATACCGGACCATTGGAAGGATGCAGACGATCTTTTAAAGACTTACGATCACTTGTTGATTTCTGGTGGTAACCGATCAGGTAAAACCAGTTATAGTTGCCGAAAACTTGTTGACGTAATGGTTACCAAACCTAAAGCCAAAGTGGTTGCATTCAGCATGACTAATCAAAGTAGTGTGCGTGATCTTCAGCCTGCGGTTTATAAGTATTTACCAAACGAATTTAAAGGCAGAAAGAAAATGGGTAAGGTAGGCAATGTTAGCTACACCCAAAAAAACGGATTTACTAATTCTAGTTTTGTATTGCCGAATGGTAGTCAATGTTTCTTCCATTATTACGAGCAGAGATCGGACATCCTAGAAGGGATGGAGGCAGATTTGATCTACTGTGATGAGTTAGTGCCTGCATCACTTGTAGAGACTGCGGTTTATCGCTTGGTCACGAGAAAGGGGAAGTTAATAATTGCGGCTACCCCAATTACCGGCTGGACCCCTGTCGTGAATAAATTCATGGCAGGGGCGAAGCCTTTATCTACTGTTGAATCTCCCCTACTCCCTGACAGTGTTAATGTTACTGGATGTCCCGCTGGGACTATGCCTTATCAGATGGAGTGTATGGACAATAGTTGTGCTGTGATCTTTTTTCACACATCAATGAACCCTTACAATCCTTATGACCAAATGGAGAGGGTTTTATCTGGTGAAAGTTCTACGCAAATAAAAATTCGTGCTTACGGGTGGTGTGACAGGACCAGTAACACATGGTTCCCTAAGTTTGGTAAGGATCATGTTATATCACCTGATAAAATTCCCGCTTCGGGAAGTAATTACATGGTGGCCGACCCGCACGGGGCACGGTCGTGGTATTGCCTTTGGTTAAGGGTTTCTATTGTTGATGGTGAGGAAAGATTTTTTGTATATCGTGAATACCCTGACATGCCTACTTACGGTGAATGGGCTATTGGAGGTGATGACATGTCTGGTAAAACCGGACCA